GCTCTATGGCGATGGTGTCGTCGAGCTGTCCGACTTCAAATCAAACGACCGCGTACACCCCGCAAACTATGCAGCTCTAGCAAAGAAAGTGATGAGCAAATGACGGACGAAACAAAACACCACCTGATCTTTCCAAGTTACATAATGGAAAGTCACTTTGAAGGGCAAGCAAACCTTAAGAAGGCTTTTAAGAAAGTGGCCTTGTCTTACTTCAATGAGGATGGGTTTTCAGACGAGATGACGGGGCATGTAACAATGCACCATGAAACGGTGCTTCGACCCTTGTATGAATTTGCAGTCAAAGAGGCAAAAAAGTTTGTGTCGAATTACAACATCGACCCCAACCTGTTTGATTACCACGTCGTAAAGTCATGGATGAACGTCACGAAAAACCGTGAGACGCAGGTGCACGGACACAAGGATGCGCACATCTCGTTTTCGTACTACATCAATGTCCCGGAGGAAGCCAACACACCAATCTTGTTTCAGAACCATGAAAACAGGCACGAGCCATATGCCGGAATGGCTAGGTGGAACAACCCAACAGAGTGGGACCACATCAATTCGTACACTTGGATATTCGACGTGCGCGAAGGGCAGTTGATGGTGTTCTCATCGAACATGTATCACGGAACCATTCCATCCCAACCCGGCCCGGACACAGGTGTTAAGACAATAGCGGCGTTTAACGAACGACGTGTGTGTATAGCAGGGGACATCTTGCTGACCTACAAAGAAAAACAAGCAAAGCCACTTGGCCTACAGCCCGTTGAGAATTGGCGTAAGTTTGAGACGAATAAGGAGACACTGCAATGAGTGATACACCAAGCGTACAAAGCAATGTGCCGATGCCGAAGGTTCGGCCTCGACATCTGCCACTGTATCCGTGGCTGACAATGAAGCCGGGCGATAGCTTCTCGGTCCAAGGTCGGACCGCCGCAGCCGCTGCGCGCGGAAGCTTCGACCGCTACAAGCGCATGGGCAAGATCCCTGCTAACTGGAAGTGCATCCAGCACACCGATGGAGACAGCGAGGACATTCGCTTGTGGTTGACGGAGGAATGAGATGCTGATGACTGAAGCAGCAAACGGCAATCGCGTGCCGCACATCTTCGACTTCTTTTCGGATCCCGCACATGGCTGGGTCCGTGTGCCGTGGACCGTGTTTCACGAGCTGTCGATCAATCCAGATATGTTCTCGGAGTTTAGCTACGCTGACGAGGAGGGCGCATATCTCGAAGAGGACGAGGACTTCCCGAAGTTTGAAGCGATCTTCGTGGCCAAGACAAACAAGCGCGCGGTGTTCAACGATCACATCGACGATTATAGCGTCGTGCGTTCGAAACCACGGATCAAGGATTTCTTGACAGCTAAGTTGGAAAGCTATGTTCCACCTTGGAAACAGGTCATCCTTGACGTGTGCAAGAAGCACAAGGTATCCTACAAGGATGTTCTCGGAGAAGGGAGGACAAACAAAATAGTCAAAGCAAGACAGGAAGTTTACTACAGGCTGAAGGTGGAACGTAACATGTCCTACTCAGCGGTGGGTAAGCGCCTTGGTAAAGATCATTCCACCATCATGTATGGTGTAGCAAAGTATGAAGAACTTCTGAAGAAAGAGAAGGAGCAAAGCAAATGAGACACGATCAAATTCTGATGGCTGCCGCTGAAACAGTCAATACACGCGGCCAATCATATGGTGACGTTGATTTCATGTTTGAAACAGCGGCACAGATTGCGACCCTGCTAATCGGAAAACCCATTACAAAATATGAGGTTACGAGCATTCTTGAATCCGTAAAGATGGCGCGTCGCCGTGTGAACCCGCTGCTGGACGACAACTATGTTGATGGCATAAACTACGCGACCTTCTCTGGCCAGTTCGCCAAGGAAGCGTTCATCGCGCCAGCAGGCGCTCAACCCACTGTAGAGGACGACATTGCCGCTATGGCAAAGCGGTTTGCTCCCATAAAGCAGGAGAATGCGAATGACAAATATCAGGTCAGCTTTGACGGCAACAGCACTACTGTTTCTGTCAAGTCCAGCGATGGCTCACAATGAAGAGTGGACCGGCCACTTCTTCATGACTGACAAGACCTACGTCGCTATGGCTGAACGCAATAGCATTTGGAATGACACTGCAAAGAAAGTTGGGAGCATTCCGAATAACAAGCAAGCGGTCGTCGATGCACTCGCATCTGCAACGCGTAAGAAGCTTGGTGAGAAGTATGTCGATGACGTGCTTCGTTTGGCAAAGTTGGAGTCAAACTTCACTTGCCACATCAAGGGTCCGCAGACGCGCGTTGGTCGAGCCGTCGGCCCGCTTCAGGTGATGCCGTCGAGCGCAGAAGCACTCGGCGTGTCGCGCCAAGATCTGCACGCTTCTTGTGAAGCACAGATCGAAGCAGGCTTGCGTCACGTTGAGAAGTGCATCTCGGTCGGAGCAACGACCTTCAAGGCTCTCGCGGCCTGCCACGTTGCAGGTTGGGTGGGCTGGAACCAGAGGCTTGCCAAGCGCCATGAGGAGTACAAACAAAAGTATATCCGCATGGCCATGGCGATCCCGTCACAGCGCCGCTATGTTGGCGGCTAATTAAAGGATAGTGGGGTTTCCGTTAATAAGGCGACCCCACTATTAACGCGGAGCAAGACATGTCCCACCTAGAGCAGCGTGAGGCGTCCGTATCAAAGCGAGTTGGAAATTGCACCGTCTTCACCGTGACCACGATGGAATGTCGATGGGTCACGGACCGTAGGACGAAGAAGGGGTTTGCTATCTTCTGTGGCGAACCCGTCGTGAAACCATCGAGGCCGTACTGCGCGGAGCATTACGCCCTGATCTATGTGAAGATGGAGAAGAAGAAGTGACCCTCCTCGATTTCCTGTACCTCGGCGAGATGGAGATTAAAGGGTCCGCCGTCTCGTTCTTTGGAGACGCCTACGTCTTCTTCAATACGCAGGACGAGTGGCTGCTGAAGGAGTTCTCCGGGGTGCTGACACAGGACGAGGTGAAATACCGTGGTCGGTGGACGCAGGGGCCGCAGTTCGAGGAACTCAAGCGCCTGTTCCTTGCCGATCCCCGCCTCGTCGAGGTGGCCAAAGAATGTGTGCGTCGTCGCCTGAACATCCATAAGGAGAAGCCCCATGCATGAAGTCGATAGCCTCGTCGCCGACATCCAACAGGCGCTACACGACAAGAAGCCGCCCTACATGGAGAAGCGGACCCGCCTCCACCCAGACGCTCTTCTGTATCGTGCGCTTCAGGTCATCGAGGATTTGATGTCCGAGATCCACGAGAGCCGGAACGAGCTGGTCGAACTCGAAGAGAAGTTCAAGGACCTTGAGAAGGTGGTGGACGATCTTGAGGACGAGATCAACGACCTCGTGAACGGGCGTTGACAATTAAGAATGAATTGTCAATAATGTCACCATGACTGAGAGCGAACAACTCCTTGAGATCAAAAGGGTTTTCGGTTTACCGACTCAGCTCGCCTCCTTCCTGCAACTGCTTTTGCAGAGGGAGCGGGTGCGGAAGGATGACCTGTCCAAACTGATCTCGACCTTCCACGGCGACCGTCCGTATCACAACGCGGATCGGATGATCGCCTATCGCTTGCGCGCTCAGATGGAGAAGCACGGGGTCGTCGTCTTCTCCCAGTATGGCGAAGGCTACTACCTGAAAGCCGTGGACAAGTCGATCATTCGGGATCGCTTGGGAATGCCTCGTCAAGACCCTTCGTAGCCTCGCCCCATGACGGGCCGAGTTCGGCATCGACAACCGAAGGGACTTCGAGGGAGACGCAGTTCTGCATCACGTCCATGATCTTGTCGGCCTGTTCGCGGCTCGACACAGACAGCGCCAGTTCGTCGTGGATTTGGATCATGGGCAGGATGCCAGCGTCGTAGAGGTCCACCATCGCCTTCTTGGTCTGGTCCGCAGCCGAGCCTTGAATCAAACGGTTGAGGGCCTTGTAGGTGAACGCCCGCTTCAGCAAGGTGGTCTCGCCATAGACTTGCCGGGCCTCCTCAAAGGAGTAGGCCTTGTGTGCCCCGAAGGATCGTGGCTCCCACTTGTCGAAGCGGCAGCGGCGGCCAAGCAGAGTACGGATCACGCCCCGGCTGTCGGCTGTCGAGGAGACGCGGGACGTCAGCTCCTTCACGAAAGGAACCTTGTCATGGTAGATGGCGAACAATTCCTTCGCGCTCTCGAAGTCGAGGCCGAGCTGCTCGCCCAGCTTGTTTACGCCCATGCCGTAGAACAGGCCAAGGTTAATGGTCTTTGCTTGCTTGCGTGGGACACCCACGATGTCGGCAGCGAGCTGGTGGAAGTCCGACCGAGGGTCAGCGTTATATGCCTCGACGAATTGATCGGCCCCTCGCATCTTCAGGATTGAAGAATAGTGGACCACGATCCGAGGTTCTTGGGAGGAGTAGTCGAAGCTCCCCCACAGTTCCCCTTCCTCCGGCAGGAAGAGGCCGCGAATCAGAGGGCTGATCTCGTTGTCGCGCGCCGGGATTTGCTGAAGGTTGGGCGAGGAATACGAGAAGCGCCCGGTCACCGTGCCCCCGTCGTCGGAGCGGAGCTGGTGGATTTCAGCGTGGATGCGGCCGTTCACCGTGTGCTTGGTGATGCTGTCGATGAATGTCGTGCGGGCCTTGTTCAGTTCGCGGGCGCGGACGATGGCCTTGGCCACCGGGTGCTCGTGCGTGGCAAGGAAGTTCTTGGTGAAGGAGGGGGCGTCAGATTTTGCCGTGCGTGGATAGGTCAGACTGAGAGCGTCGAAGACCTTTGCAACGGAGGCAGCCGCCCAGACATTCACCTCGATGCCTGTCTCCTTCTGGACCTTGCGGAGGATCTCTTCCTCCTCCTTCTGGAGTCGGCCCTTCACCCGGTCGGCCTTTTCCAGATCGACCCGCACCCCACGCTCGCGCATGGCAAGGCAGACTTTCAGGACGCGCATCTCCAGATCAAAGATCGAGGACATCTCCTCGGCCACGATCAGGCTGCTCAACTGTTGCCACAAGCGCAGGGTCAGGGCGGCATCTTGTTCCGCGTAGCGCCCGACGAAGTGGGCGGGCAGTTTCCACATCTCGCTCTTGGGGTCGAGGCCCATCTCTTTGGCCGCCTCGCGCAGCGAGCGTTCGTCCTTGCGCTCCTTGAGATAGTCGAAGCCGAGGTTGTTCAGGGAGTAGCTGAAGCGGTTCTCGTCCAGCAGCGGGGCAGCCACCATCGTGTCGGCGATCCTGCCCTTGATCTCGACGCCCTCATGCTTCAGCCAGCCGATGTCATACATAGCGTTGTGGAAGACGAAGGTGCAGTCCTCCATTGCGCAGACCTCGCGCAGCCAGCCTAGCGTCATCCGTGGGTCGAGGTTTCCGCCGTTGGCATGTCGGATAGGGAAGTACCAAGAAGAGCCCTCCACGGCCACCGCAATGCCAATGACGTGCCCTTTCTTGGTTGCCCATCCAGCGCCCGTCTCTTTCAGATCGGGGTCATAGGTTTCCAAGTCGATTGCGACTAACCTTGCGCCGGACAAATCCGGGTAGACCTCCGGCATCACCCACTCGGTCTCGTGCTGATACTGGAATGTCATTGGTCACCTTCATCGACTGCTTGCAGGAACAGAACGGCCAAGAGTTCTTGACCTTCCGTAAGGTTGTAATCATCTCGTCCTTGCCACAGGCACAGACTGCGTAAACTTCAGCGTCTATGTTCATGTCAGCGGGAACCCCTTCGACACCATTGGATGGATCAAGTGCAACTCTTTCTTTGCCCTTGTGAGACCGACATAGAAGACGCGCTTCTCGTCGTCAGCCTCGTGAACATCCCTCACGCTTCCCGTTACCTTTTGCGGGTAGTCGGTGACAAGCAGAACATTCGTTGCCTCCGCACCCTTGGCCGAGTGGATCGTTGAGATCCTGATCCTCGGCTTCTTTGTGAAGTCCTCGCCCCTTCTAAGGCATGCCTTGAAGTATACCACTTCGTTGTCTGGAATGGCACCCAAAGCATCATCCCACGGCGCAGTTGTCAGCAGTCCATGGTTGGTGGTCAGATCTCCAAGTGTCAGCACACAATCTTCCGGCACATCAGGCAGCGTCTTGTGGCCCCGCTGCACTTGCTTGTTAAGCAGCATCTGGCGGTAGACTGCGCGCACATCCTTTGCCGTCAGCCCTTCGCCTCGGCGTAGCGCCTCCCACATCTGGATTGCTTCGAGTGTGCGGTGGTCGATGTCCTTCGACAGACTGAAGGTGTAGAGCATCCCACGCTGACGCACCTCGTCTTCCAACTGCATGGCAAGCTTGCGTGTGCGGGCCAGCAACAGCCAGTCGTCCCGTTCGAGATCGACTTCCTCGCTGTGCCTGTGCCAGATGATGCTGCCATCCTCAGGCCGCGGAAGAAACTCCTTGCGCCTGCGGTGGTGGACGCTGGAGATCAGGCGCTGGCTCATGGCGTGGTGCGATGCTGGGATGCGATAGCTCTGCCCCAGAACCTCCGTCGTGCCCTGCAAGCGGATGAAGTATTCGACGTCGGCCCCGGCCCAGCGATAGATGGCTTGGTCGTCATCGCCTGCGATCACCACCTGTTTGCTGCGCTCGGCGATCTGGTGGACCATCTGCCACTGGATGGGTGACAGGTCTTGCACCTCGTCGATGAAGACGATGTCAAACTGCGGGGACAGCTTCTGTTGCAGGAAGATTTCCAGCATGTCGGTGAAGTCGTAGAGGTCATGCGCTTTCTTGTACGCGCGCAACCCCCGGTCCACATACTCGACCTTGGAGAAGTCGGTCGTCTGCGGGACGGTCGAGTGGTTGTAGACTTGGCGCAGCGGGAGCAAGCAGATGCGGGACATGTTGATCACTTCGAGGAAGCGGTCGCCCATTCCGTACTCTTGATACGGACCCTCATCCGCCGGACGAACCTCCTTGAACGGAGTCACCTTCAGCCACTTCGCGCAGTCTTCGTAATGCGCCCAGCCCATCACGCGCTTCTTGTCGATCCCGGCTCGATGCATCGCGAGGCTGTGCAGAGTCCGGAAGTACGGCAGATCCTTGTAGGTCAGGCCGAACCGCCGGGTCGCGCGTTGGATGGCTTCTTCTGCGGCTCTTCTCGTGAAAGAAAAGTATCCAATTCTTTCTGGAGAAATCCCACGGTTCAGCGCCTCCTCGACCATCGTCAGGAGCTTGGTGGTTTTGCCAGTGCCGGGTGGTCCAAGGATGATGTGCATCATAGAACGTCCGGTACATCCATTGGCGGCAGCTCGATGCGGATATCCTCCGACCCTGCGAAGTAGGTCTGCGGGATGGCCCACAGGTGAATGGTCTTGCCCTTGATCTTCCAGTCTGCTTTCTCAGCCTTCATCTCCTTGAGCCGCAGGCCGAGTTGCACATTGCTGTAGCGCAGGAAGTTGTTGGCCTTGAGATGCTTCTGCAAATCGCGGACTTGGAAGAAGACATACTCGTCCACCCACACGGCGATGCCTTGCAAGATCTCCTCGCGCTCGACGCCACGCGCACGGTCGCAACAGAACGAGATAAAGAGTTCCTCGAACTCACCCTTGGTTGTGGCTTCCGGTGGCACTTCGATGATGGTCAGCGCAGAGAGCAGCGTCTGCATACGAGCAGCCCATGCCTTCTCGCTCATCGTCTTGGGGTAGATGTTGATCTGGTTGAGGCAGTCCTTCTGGAACTGCTTCTGCGAAACGAGACTGTCGGTGCCAAGCTCCACGCGCTTGCCGTCCACGTCCATGATCCAGATGGGCGGGTCGCCGTTGATCTTGGTCAGTGAGCCGAGGTCATTGGCTTTCTGTCCGGGACCGATCCCGAACTTGCGGCCGAGGCACACGTCCTTATTGCAGTAGCTTGCAATCGGTTGGTCGTCGCACTTGTAGAAGTATTCTTTCTTCTGGAGCTGACTGAGGATCAGATCGACCTCCTTGTCAGACAGCGGCGGTATCATCAGGGTTTTATTGTAATGACGTACACGGTCTTCCCATTTGTCAGGCGCTGCCATGCGTGCGTAGACACCGAGGTTGAAGAGTGAGTTGTTACGACCGCCTTCACCGAAACCTTGGGCAGCGAGCTGTTGCAAACAGGGCGGTCCTTTCGGGAGTATCTCTTCCGCTTTCTTGTGCTCAGTCTCATGATCGAGGAAGGTGTCAGGATCAACTTGACGATGTTCTGCAAAGGTGAGGAACTCTTCTGGTCCAAGGCTTTCTCCCTTGTCGTTGTATCCGTAGCGTGTGGTTCGTGTGCCACCGAAGTACGGCATGTTGAGGAAGTTGCCTGTGTCGCCACGATCAACAAGGATCTCCTGTTGTTTCGGGAAGACTTCCGATCCCGCATAGCCAAGCAGTGCAGCGATGGAGACAAGCTTCGGTTGCAAGTCTGCCGCAGCGATCTCCTTCGTAAAGAAGAAGTACATGTGCGCACCGCCAGATTTGGAACGGCACACGATAGCCGGAAGATTGTGCTTCTCGACTTGTTTGATCAGCGCGGAGTGGTCGAGGTTGTAGACGTCGATGTCCACGGCACCCCAATGGCAATGATTGTTTGCCTTGATGGGGATGATGCCGAGACCAGTCTCTCCCTTCAGATGCTTTTCCCAATGTTCCACGGTCGGAGGTTCGCGAAGAATGCGGGCTTGTCCCTGCTTCTTCCCGTCCCGTTGTCTGTCGCTCTGCACATTGAATGTGCCATGCGCAATGTTGCTGCCAGCAAGCAGCGCAAAAAACCTTGCCGCAAGGTCCATGCCCTTCCGCCTTTCAAAAAGGGGGACCGCCGAAGCAGCCCCCCGGACCTTGCATTAGAACGGAACGTCCGCGTCACTGGTCGAAGAACCATGGTGATCTGCACCTTGGTCTTCCTTAACCTTCACCTCACCGGCGCGAACGGACTTCGAGAACGCAACACCAAGCTCAAAGATCGCTTTTTCAGTTGCCATGTCGAGGCTGCGGTCATGACTGATTTCCCAGCCGAACCACGAGCCCTTGTCGTTACGCTCTTCGACAGTGCGAAGACGATATACTTGCGACATCATGGGCATGACGAACATTCCGTTCTTACCCATTGCGGTACGCGACTGCATCTGCGTGACCCACTTGCGAGCCTTCTTCAACTGCGTGCTCGTCATGGTCACCAGACAACGCTGCGGCATTCCATCTTCACCGAGCAGCAGCACAAAGAACTGTGCGGTGTTGGTGAGGAGGTTGCCGTTCGGAAGCACGTCGTTACCACGGTCATCGCGGTACGTCGTGTTCACGACCTTGTCGTCAACGTCGTAGGATCCGACATAGCCGCCGCCTTTCTCGCGGGGCTTCCATTCGACATAGCGACGATTGTAATAGCATGGAACTACAAGCACACCCTTGTCGCCATCGTATGCTTCGTTGGCAACGGTGTTGTAGATCATGCCTGCTTCTGCACCATCCACATACGCACCGTCACGCTTGTTCACCTGAGGTGAGAGCTGCGCAAGGATGCGGAGGAATGGGATCGACATGTCCTCAGGACGAACCTGATCCATGCCGAGCGAAGCGAACTGCTCGAACTCTTCTGCAACAACAAGTGCTGTGTTGGACTGCGCCTGAACGGCGACGGCATTCTTAGCCATGATACTTAGCCCTTCTTAATGGTGGTCTTCTGACCGATGAAAATACCGAACAGTTCTGAAGGGATTTCCTTGCCCTTCTCGATCTGCTCCTTGCAGAAGGCCTTCAATGTGCTCGGATGAACAGCTTCCTTCTGATCGACAGCAAAGCCTTCGTTCTCCAGTTCCTTAACCAGTTCGACTGCTTTGTCGTCTTCGCCCTTTCCGAAGTTAACGGCGACAGTGTTCTTGATGAGATCACCGAAACCGTTGTCCCGCAGCCACTCGTGGGCTGCTTCGGACCGTTCCTTGGAGATGTTGGCGCTGATCACTGTTGAGATCGTGACCTTTGACCCATCCGCCATCTTCAGCTCCGTGAGGCCGTGTTCTGCTAGGGCAGCAGGCAAAGCCTCACCAGACACATGTGCGAGATCCTGTTGTGCCTTTTTCAATTCGGCAGTCAGGTCTTCCACGCGCTGTTCCAATACAAGTTGCTGACGCACCAGCGCAGCGACTTGCTTGAGATCGTTGTTGTCTACATTGGACAACTGCATTGCAACGTCTTCGAGGTCCACTTTCTATCTCCTCGTGCTGTGATAAAGATCCACCTCAATGGGATAGTAACGCTCCTCGAGCCTGTCCCACTTGAGTAGTTTGAAGCGCCCATTGTTTGCCAGAGCAGCAAGAGCGCAAGCTATACCAATGCATACGGGATCGCCCGACAGCATTAGGTAATCGTCGGATGTAAACTTCACCAGCTTACGCTCCATCCGACGGAGCGTAGGTATAGCCGAAAGAGCGACTTGATCCTTGGCTGGGATCAAGATGTCGAGGTCGCCAAACTCCAACGCATCAGAGAGATCGCGGCCACGCACTTCTTGTGTAATGTAAACAGTCACGGCTTTCTCCCGTTCGACGCATGCAGACTACTCCGAATCAGTGGGGGTCTGTCAAGCGGGGTTGCACAAATCTTTTTCATGGGCTATTCTTTTTGCCCTGCCGATAGAAAGGGCAATGGACCATGGACATCGTTGATCGCTACAAGTTCAGACTTCCTCCGTACAAGCATCAGTCTGATGCGCTTAGGAAATCATGGGATAAGGATGAGTTTGCTTTGTTCGCCGAGATGGGAACAGGCAAGTCCAAGATCCTCATTGATAACGTCTCCATGCTCTATGATCGCGGGGACATCGACGGCTTTCTAGTTGTAGCACCGAAGGGTGTTTACAAAAACTGGGAGACCATCGAGCTGCCTAAGCATCTGCCGGATCACATCATTCACGACGTGGTCGTTTGGAATCCAGCGACGTCCAAGAAGAACCTAGAACATCTGGCCGAGGCGTTCCGTGATGACGACAACTTGAAGATCGTCGTCATGAACATTGAAGCCTTCTCCACGGACAAGGGCGTGGCCTTTGCCCTTAAGTTCTTGAAATCACGGAAGGTTTTGATGGCGGTCGATGAGAGCACGACCATCAAGAACGGCAAAGCCAAGCGCACCAAGAACATCATCAAGACCGGTAAGGTAGCCAAGTACCGCAGGGTGATGACCGGCTCGCCGATCACCAAGACCCCGATGGACTTGTACACACAGTGTGCATTCCTTGATGAGTGGCTCCTCGGCTTCTCTAGCTTCTACTCATTCCAGAACCGTTATTGTCGCTTGATGAAGCGCAGTGTCGGAACGCACTCGTTCAATCAGGTTGTTGGTTACCAAAACCTTAACGAGCTGTCAGAGCGACTCGACAAGTTTTCGTTTCGCATTCTGAAGAAGGACTGTCTCGACCTCCCTGAAAAGATCTACACCAAGCGCACGGTCCAACTCACGGATGAACAGGCTCTTATCTATAGCCGTGTCAAGAAGGCCGCGATTGCAGAGTTGGATGGTAAGGTTCTCACAGCGCAGAACGTACTGACGCAGATCCTCCGGTTGCAGCAGATCTGTTCCGGTTATTTCAAGGCCGACGACGGTACGGTCATAGAGATGAAGTCGGACAAGTTTGACGAATTGCTGGCTGCCCTCGAAGAAGTTGATGGCAAGGTCATTATCTGGGCGAACTACACCTACGATATCCAGATGATCGAACGTGCGTTGGCCAAGGAGTATGGTCCTGAAACCGTGCGGACGTACTACGGTGAGACGTCGCCGGATGCGCGACAGCAAATGGTTAAAGATTTCCAAGACCCGGATCATTCTCTTCGCTTCTTTGTTGGACAGCCACGTACAGGTGGATACGGTCTGACCCTCACAGAGGCTCACACCATGATCTACTTCTCAAACAATTATGATCTGGAAGTGCGCTTGCAAAGTGAGGATCGCGCACATCGCATTGGACAGCGCAACAATGTGACCTACATCGACATCGTCACCGAGGGAACGGTGGACGAAAAAATCCTCCGTGCACTACGCGATAAAATCAACGTAGCCACGGAGGTTCTGAAGGAAGGTTACAAAGAGTGGTTGATCTAGCCCTTGGCCATCTCGGCAGCCTTGGCCTCAACCTCTGCAACGCGGCGGCCCCAGCCCTTGCCGAAGGTGTCCCACGTCGGCAACGCCTTGAGAAAGTCAAGGCGACGGTCGCAGATTGAATCGACTGTCTCCTCTGGGTCGCAAGCAAGAATTGCTTCCATGGACTTTGGACCAATGACCCCGTCTGCTGTGACCCCGGCAATCTGCTGGAGATACTTTGCAGCGCGACCGACACCGCTGTTCACGGCCAGATCGTAGGCCGCATAGTCCACGCCGGGCGGGAGTTGATCGCCTTTGATCTTGTCCCAATACATTGCCTTGTAGAAGGGCTTCACCTTTTCAGGTGTAAGGCCGCGCATCTCCGCCTCATCCACTTCGTGGCCGACATACTGTTCCCATGCGCGCTTGGTCACGCCAAGATTTGTCATGCCGCCCGGATCCTTAGGATGGTTCACGTAACCACCCTCGTGTTTCAACACGAGCTTAAAGCACTCTTCCCAGTTGTCCTTCATGTCACTTGTCCTTCTGTGCCAGCAGATCGTTCTTCTGCTTCGAGCCCGCGCTCGAACCGTAGTAAAAGTTCACCACGCCCGTCCATGCCGTGCCGAGCGCACCGAGCATCATGAGCAAAGCCTCGGTCCCGGTCTGCGGCATACCCTTCATAAGCATCCAAACGAGGATACCAAAGAACCCGACCGTGATCAGCAGGGCAAGCATGCGCGGCACCCAGTCCTGCGTAGCAGCCTGCATCTTGCGGGCGCTGTCGCGATCCCCAGCGGCGATGCGCTCCAGATCAATGTCCAGTTCCTTCATACGGACTTTGAAGTCCGCATCAATCTGTTTGATCTGCGCGAGCTGCTCAGGGCTTGCCGCTTCAAGGGCCTGCTTCACCTCGCCCTCGCTTCCATTTTCGTGGCCAAGCAGGGCGTTCGACAAAGTCCGCACGGCGACCCCAGCGAGGGGGCCACCAAGTGCCGTGGCAATGGTCGGCGCGACTTGCCCCAGCAAAGGGCCAAACGTCTTTAGAAGTTCCATGGTCCATGCTCCCTAGAAGATTAAGGCCACTACGAAGATCCCGACGATGATGGACAGAACCACTCCGCCGATGATCAAGATGATCGTCATCTCTCTTGCAAACTCCTCCGCCTCCTTCTGGGCTTTCAGGCGCGCAGCCTTCTGCTCCTTCTGGATGCGGACAAGTTCCTTCTCCACCTCTTGCCATCCGCGCAACCCGTATGTTGACACGAACTCGTTCTTGACTTGGTTGAACCACTCCTCGGCTTGTTTGCGTTTGACGACGATGTCCATCGCCATCTCTTCCGCCGAAACCTTGGCAAACAGTTTTGGTTTCGGGGGGTTCGCTGACAGCCTCGTGAGTGTACCAACCGCACCGTATAGCTTGGCGACATCGCCAGCCATACCTTGAATTTCTTTCCCGATCTTGATGCCAGTCTTGATGGCCTCGTATGCAGTCTTAGCTGCTCCGAACACCATGCTGATTGTTACGGGGTCCATGGGTCATCTCGCAAGCTCACGGGTTGTCTGGTTGATCCGTGCCTTTGTTGCCGTGATATCCTTGGGCACAGACTTGAACCCAACACTCAGATAGCCAACCATACTGCCCTGTTCAGGCGGTATGGATCCCCGGCAGGCAAAGGTGATACCCTTCGAGACGAACCATTCCCCTGCTTCTGAAGACGCTTCAAACGTCTCGCAGAGGACCTCCCCGTTCAGCATCGAAACGGCCGCATGATTCCGGGCGGGTGACCCGGAAAAGAAAGCTCCCTTCTTCCCTTCTAGCGGAGCGTGACGCCCTTCATGCGAGAGAGCGACACGGGTGGTACGCGCGTTACTGGAAAGATTGATCTCGTGTACGATCACGGCCTCTGCGCGAAGGTCACGCATCAAGTTTGTGGACAAGGTGACGATGCGTTCGTCGGTGACAAGAATTGGCATGTGCTCGGACAGCACAAACCGCGTCATTAACTTGTCCTGATTCTGGTAGACAATCCAACCACTTAGCCCAAAGACACCCAATAGGATCAGAACAAAGAGCTTAAAGGGGCTGTCCACCCATTTGACCATGTCGATGGCGCGGTCGAGCACAGAGGCCCCGGACCGTGGTCCGTGGTTCCTCCTCGGTGCCGCCCGTTTAGCGGTCTTCTTGGTTGGTTTGCGGGCCATTTATCTTGTGACCCCAACCCTTTCGGCGGCATCGACCATCTGTTGTGACAGCTTGCCCTTCGCCTCGCGAAGCTTTTCAAGAAGCTCCGTTTTCTTCTCGACATCGAAGCGCGGGTTCCCACGGATGACATCCATCTGGCGGTTGATCTCGGACAGACGGGCCGCTGCGGAGTTGAACGCGGTGTAGAGGTTCTTTGCCTGAGGCATCTCAGCGATGCGCTCACGGACCGAGGCCATATCACCACGAGCTGCTGCGTCATTCATCGACTGAACAATCTCAGTGACCTTCTGTTTCAACTCGTAGAAGTCGCCGACGAACTTGTTGTTCAACTGGCTCTCGGTCTTCAGGATCGAGGACAGACCAGACAGGTTTGCAGCGACACCCGTCAGGCTTGTTGGGTCACCGAACACGCCCTGCGGACGTGTGCCGCCTGAGCTGACGAGAGAGTCAACCGTTCCGAGGAACAGCGTTGCCGACGTGCCAAGGTAGCCACGCAGGAGCGTATCGACCTGCTTTGGAGACAGGCCTGTGTACGGAGCGAGCTGACCGGCAAACTTCGCCACGCTGCTGGTGTACTCGTCGAAGCGTTCTTCCTTCGGGCTGCGCTTGTCTGACAGCGACTCAATCGGCTGGCCCGTGTAGAAGTTCTTGTTGGCAACAAGCTCTGCAAGGGGCTTGAAGACCTGTGGTACAGGCTCGAACAAGAACGTCTTCTTCATCAGTTCGGCGGTACCCATGGCGATGTCGTTGCCGTTCTGCTTGCGGATGGAATCCAGCAAGAGAGTCGGAAGACCACCGAACAACTCACCAACTTCGTAAGCGCGGGGCAGCACGACGACCGTATCGCCGACCTTCAGGTACATGTTGCCGAGGCGATCCTTAACGGACAGTTTCTTGTACCAGTCCTCGTCGCCATACATGGCGTTGATGCCAGCGTTGATGATTGTAACCATCAGGCCGCGCGTGACGATAGCGGCAGGGATGCCGATCACACCCTTGCCAATCAAACTCTTCGGTGCGCCCTCTGTCCCGTTCTCAAAGAGACGGTACAAGCCTTGGATACGGGCGGTGAGGAACGGCGTCAGCGGGATCAGGTTGGAGATCACGTTGCCGAGCACGCCATTGCCTGCGCCATGACGGTGGTAGTTGACGAGGTTCACTGCTTCCCACGCAGCGTCAGCATCAGACATGCCGCGGCGCTTCAGGTAGTTGTAGTAGGCAATACGCGGGGCCATTTCGGTGATCTCGCCCAAGCCTTCGAGCTTGTCGAAAGCGCGGAGGAAACCGTTCCACGCATTCAAGGGCTTCTCACGAGACAGGTACACGCGCTTCATGTAGTCGGCTTGGTTCTTGTAGCCAGATCCGAACCCGAACCCACCGAAGCCAGTTTGTGCGACAATGCTTTGATAAGCGTCGCCCTTGTTCCAAGTGTCGGACACGCCGCCCATGAACCCACGGAGGATTTCAAAGACGGGCATACCGGTCTTGATCTTCAGTTCAACAAGACCACGGATCGTGTTGCGAAGTTGGAACGGCGGAGTCGCAGTCACACCAGTGCGCAGCACACCAGTAAACTTAGACGCGGCACGCATGAAGGCGTTCTTTTCTTGCGGCGACAGAGCAGCAACAGCCTCGAACATGATAGGGTCATGGATGACCATGTGCTTGTCTTGTCCGTTGACACGGAAAGAGATCGTTCCATCAGCAGGCTTATCGACGAGTTCAGCAATCGTCGTGTCGCCGCCGTTGTTCGTCAACTGCGTGAGCGTGTTTGCTGTCTCCTGATAGGCGACGTTGCGAACCGCTGCGCTGATGATGGAATTGTAGTTGCGGAGCATGTTCTCGTAGAGATCCGCATACACCGCACCGCCACCACCAACAGTCTTGTTGAAAGCGTTGATGCCTTCCGGGTTCTTGATGGCGTCGTAGATGTCGCCACCCAGAGTGATGTTCGGGTTGCGCTTCAGTTCCTCGTCCTGATAGCGGTACATGGGAGTGTACATCAGGGTCTTGAAGCGTTCGCCAAGCTCACGAGGAATGAGGCCGGTCTGCACCGACATCTCAACAATCTTGTCGTTGAACTTCTGGAACTCTCGGCTCGCCTCGATGACAGCAGGATCGGCCGATGCGATGATCGCACGAAGCTGGTCACTGGACAGTGGTTTGCCGTCCTTGCCCAGAAGGTTAAGGCCGGTGCCTTCCTTGCCAGTCTGCTTTGCCGCACGCAATGCAAGCTCGCGCTGCGCGAGGAAGACAAGCTGCGCCTGATCCATCTTCTCAACGCCGATCTTTTCAAAGATCTTGAGAAGAGACTTATCGGACGGAGTGTTGTGATAGAAGAAGGACTTGGTCTCAGGGTTGTAGCCCAACGGACCAATGCTAACGACGCCCATCACGCGGCCGGTTGCGTTCTGATGGCTCTCCAAGAACTTGCCAAGATTGCGCGTGTCCGCCCGTTCAAGGAATGGAAGGTTGGACAAGACAGTGTTTCGCAGGAAGGCGCGGCCAAGCGTCTCTCCTTCACCCGCGCCAACAAAGCCGCGGAACATGTTGTTGAACCAACCCTTGAGAGAGTTGTCTTCGCGCTGCGTAATACCAGCATACTCACGCATACCGGGCGGCAGTTTCTCGATGCGCTCGCGGAGCGCACGCTGTTGCGGAGTTTCCTTTGCAACAGCCTCGGCCTCTGAATCCAAACCAATGATGCTGTTGGGAGACGTGCTGATCGCTTCGCCAACGGTGTCGTTGATGATCTTGTTAACGCCCGGCTTTGTCTTGACGATGAACTCTGCGTAAGGCGTCGTCACTCGGTTGCCGTAGACGTCACGCAACAGCTTCTCGAAAGCGCCTTGCTTAGGCTGAATGCCAAGCATCTTAGCGATGTCGGTGTACAGCTTCTTAAGGCCGTCGAGAACGCTCTTCTGAAACTTCTGGAACGTCGTCTTAGGGACGATGTTCTTCAGTTCGTTGGTCATCCAACGAGCGCCACTCTCCGCGATCCACTCGCTGAAAGAGCGTTGGTAGTCGCGACCAACAGGCGTCATCTTGACGCCTGTACCAGCCGCAGCCGGGACGGTCTTTGTCGTGCTCTTCTTGAAAGCCTCGTACTGAGGACGAGTGAGACCCGCCGCACTCAGAGTGGCATCAGAGAAGTTGGGGTTAGCAACCTTGTCTGGGTTGCGGATTGCTTCAAGCAGGAAGAAGCGTTCAACCGATGCCGGGTTGCGCTGCTTCACATACTGTTCGATCACCGCATTGAACGTCTGGTCATCTGCCTGTGAGATCCAAGTGAACTCTAGCGGGTGGGACAGTTCGTGGAACAGCGTCTTCAAGATGAACTGCTTGGCAGCTTCTGGGTTGCCAGCCACAGCCTTCATCTTGGGAAGGTCGAGTTTGATGATGTATTGCGGGACGCCCGGAGGACGGTAACCAATCGCAGTCTCGGCGCGGCCATAGGCACCCGGCAAAGTCGTCGATTGCAGTTGGAAGTGAGTGCCGGGGAACAGACCTTGGATCAAGGTCCGTGCAACATCGACGATGCCGGGCACCGCAGTGTTCAACTCCTTCTCGCTCAACGGAGACACGTCGATCCGCGCAGGCTTCGGGGTCAGGCCCGGAGTTGGCGTAACAAGAGGTGTCGGCGGAGGAAGGTTCTGCGTCGGCGGGATGATCGGGGCGGAACCAGCCGGAGGCTTTGCCTTGGGGGCAGGCTTCGGAGCGGGTGTGGGGGCGACCGGAGTTGGGGCTGCCGGAAGGGGTTTGGCCCCGGTGATGGTCTTGTAGGTATCTGGGTTGATTTCCCGCATGTAATCAACGGGAATAAAGCCACCATTCTGGCCACTGTTGATCAGCGCCTGAGCCTTACCTTTCAGATAATCTCGAACGCCTTTGCCATAGATCTGGATCTGGGCAAGCGTGAACCCGTTGTCCTGAAGGAACTGGCGGTACTCCTTGTCCTTCGGAGAAGGCTTGGCCTGCGCCGTGATGTACAGGGCCTTGTCGATGTCGTTTGCGAACTGAGGCGTAAACGACGCCGTTCCGAAGTTGTACTTCGGCTTTGCTCCAGCCAAGGGAGCAGGCAGGTTGATCGTCGGCAGCTCACCCGTTGGAGCGGGCGAAGGAACGATCTGTTCAGGAACCGGTGCGGGAGTCGGGGCTGGGGCCGGAGCGGGCGCAGGCGTGGGTTCAACCGGAGCAGGGGTTGCTGGGGCTGGCGCAGGCGCAGGGGTTGGTGCCGCCGGGACTGGTGCTTCCGGGGGCAGTGGTTCGCCTTCTGGAACCTGTGGTTCTTGGTCCGTGGGCGGAGGCACAAGAGGAGCCTCTTCTGGACCGGGAGCAGGTGTCGTCGGAGGAGTAACAGGTGCTTCCTCTGGAACGGCGGGTGCAGGTGTCGGGGCTGCGGCCGGAGCTTCGCGCTGCCCGGCAATGACATTGGTGACCCCGGTCACTGGACCACCGACGATAGCACCGCGGATGGCGCTGTCGAGGATTTGTTTCCAGTTGTCGGAGGTGAAGAACTCCTTGTTGTCATCAACGAAAGAGACGGCAGCCTTGTTAACGGCCTCCTGCATGCCTTCGGTGAGGCCTTCCATGGCCGCACCTTCGACGAGACCAAGACCAAGGCGCTTCTTGATTGAGCCGACCAAGGCATCCTTGGTGGGGCCGGTCATCTTGCCAATGACGGAGGCAGGCAGCACGGATTCCAAAGCTGCGTTGACGCCGCCTGCAACAAGTGCGGGGCCGAGTTCCTCTTGCCCTGTCTCCTTCAGGATGGTGGCGTAAGCTTCCGGAACGGTCTGCGCAGCCGAGCCCGCACCTGTTGCCGCAGCGGTAGCCAGTGCCCGGCCACCTGCGGTTAGACCACGGGAAAGAACTGCGCCTGCGCCACCGGTAACCAGACCGGGGACAATGGACGGCAGGCCTTCGCCCAAAGTTTCTGCGCCATAACGCAGGGCTGAGATCGGGCCGGTGATATCCTCGTAGCTCTTGAACTCAGAAGGATACTTCTTGGCGATGTCGAGTTCGCTCTGAGCAGCTTCGCGAAGCTGCTGCTCGGCGTAAGACCCAGCCGCAGCAGCAACGCTTTCTGCACCAAGGGCTTCCGCTGTCTTTTGCGCACCACGACCAAGCATGGCCGGGAGATAGTCGCCAAGCAAGACGCCTGTTTGCGCAGTGCCGCGTTTCAAGCCTTCAGTAAAAAGCTGACCGATGCCACGTTCGGGCTTCGGCTTGTTCTCTTCCAGCCAGCGGGGATAGATCTCCGTCGCGACATAAGCAATGGCCTGATCTTGCGTTCCGCCTTCTGGCGTATCGACACGGAAGATCTGACCATTCGGAGCGGTGACATCAAAGCGAGGCATTCCCTAGCTCCACGACGGAAGAAGTTATCGTACAGGTGTAGCAGAGAAACCAGCGAAGCTTCCACCCCCGGTACGAGCCTTGGTGAGTTGCCCACGAATGTACTCGTTCGCGGCCTTGCGGTCTTCCTCCGCAGCCGTGATGTCCTTCGTGACGGCGATTGCCGCTTGCAGTTTCTTGTCGGCGTTGAAGATCTCGAAGCCCTTCATGATGTCGCCGCCGCCAAGGATGCGGAACGTTTTCACTGCCTCCGGATCTTCCGCCATCTTGGCCTGTGCCAAACGGATTGCGGTCTCATCACGGCGCAATGCCGCCTGCTCCTCGCGACGAGCCTTTTCAAGACTTGCAAAGGCCGCAATGCCCGCCTGACCGCCAGCGCCGATGTTGCTCAGGGCGTTTGGACTGCGGCCCGCGGCCATGGCAAAACCAGCCTGCATCAAAGCAAGCAGGGCGTTCTGGCGCTTGTCTTCAGCAGAGCGAGCACGCTCTTCACGAATGCCGTCAAGCGTTAGCTCAAGAGCGCCTTTCTCACGAGCCGGTGCCGCTGCGGGAGCCGCCGCTGGAGGAGCAGTCCGTTCGTCGGGACGAGCCGTGATCTCAGGACGACGGGGAGGCATTGGGGGAGCCTCTGACGGGGCCGCAGACGGGGCAGACGTAATCGCCGCAACAGCAGCGTCTTGCCGAGCCTTGGCCGCGGCGCGTTCCTCGTCGGTGACCTCTGCGAAAATAGTGGGGACTGGATTGGCTTCACGAGCGCGCTCAACTTCTTCACGTTGAGCGCGTTCTGCCTGTGCCTTTTCTACGACAGCCTGCCTGCTAGGGGTAGCCTCAACCATCCCGTACAAGCTGCGCATGATCGGGGTTCTAGGGACGTAACGGGGAGGCGTTGGAGCAGGAGCTTCACCTGTGACAGGAAGCGGAGTTTCCAAAGGAATACCGGCGATGCCCATTTCGGAAGGGGCAGCCATGCTCGGCATGTCTTGACCCGGAACAAAGCGGGGGATCGTATTAAGGCCGCCCTGCTGGAAGTGCTTGACTCCGTCAACAACTTGACCGCCCGCGCGAAACGACTGCACCGCCTGCTGCTCCTGTCCCAGCATTTGAGACGGCATGTTCAAGTCCACCGTGGGGGCAAACATGGAGCGCAGAGCCTTGGCGTTTTCGTCCGGCGTGGTCATGGACCCAAGACCGCCGCCGAGACCGACGGCAGGAGCCATGGCCTGACCCTGCTTCTGGAACATCGCGCGCTGGAGGACGGGATCGTTCAGTGCCATGGTTCACTTCGTAAGGTTGTAGGCGGCGAGACCGGCGGTGCCGAGACCAGCGACCTGAGAAACAAGAGACGGCGAGGGGGCGGTCGTCTGGCTGATCGTCTGCTGTGACGACGGCGCACCTTTGTAGATGTCCGACAGGAACGAAATGCGCTGGAAAGGCTCGTAAGCCGTTTGCAGTGCGGACTGACGCGCTGCGTCCAGTTCCTTCTGACGCTGGGCCTGCTGCTGCTGGCCGATGTTGTACAGAAACGAGACGTCGCCCTGCTGGAGACCAGACTGAAGTTGTCCAAGGGCCGCGGTCTGCTGACCAAGGGTGCCGATACCAGCAGCACTTGCCTGCTGCAACTGACCCGCCTGAGTCGCGCCTTGCAGACCAAGCTGCCCGGCACCCAGAGCAAGGTTACCCGCCGACTGGGCTCGCGCCTGCTGGTTGGCGAAGGCATTCATCGCCGCCTGCTGCGCTTGGCTGTAGTTAGCAAAGTAATCTTCCAAGATGCGTTTTGACTGGACGTCGGCCAGATTACGACCAAGCTCGGCCCGTTGCACACCCTCACGGCTACCACCAAAAGCGCCCGCCTTAACGGCCTGTGCCGACAGACCCTGCTGCTGGATCTGCGCCTGACGGCCCATCTCCTCCACAGCGCGGCGGGTGACCGCTTCCTGATAGGGGTTCATATAGGCGATGGCCTGAAGCGGGTTGTAGGCCTGCGCACCGGCAGCACCGAGCGTGGCGGCCAGTTCACCATAGGTGCCCGCCGTTTGCATACCGGCCTGCCCATACTGCGGCAGACCGCCATAACCTTCTGCGGCTTTGGTGAACGCCTGACCGGCCGCCTGCATGTAAGGGGCATAAGAGCCGATGCCCGCACCGGACAATTCCAAAGCGCGGATTTGCTGCGGGGTCATTTCCGCAGCACGCATGGTGGGGATTGTTACAGGGGTTTCCGCACGCTCTTTGGCAAGCTTCAGAAGACCAAGCTTATAGGCTTCGATCTCTGGGGCTTCGCGGACAATCTGTTCTTGGACTGTAGCTTCGGCCATGGTCACGCCATCCGTTCAAACTTGTGCATCAGTTCATACATCTTCCGGGCACCCTTCATGCGGCTGCCCTTGCCTGCACCGCGAACGGCTTTGGCGGTCATCACAAACTCACCGTCGCTGAGACGCGCTGGAATGGAATCGCTTGTCCCATCGCCCGGTCCGGAAATATGACCACCGACCTTGGCGTTCATGATGCCCGTCGTCGGGTAGCGGATTCTGCCAAAGTCAAAGGCCGGAGGAGCATAGCTTGGGGTTGTGGTTGGAGCGATATATCCGCCGCCGGGGAAGACCGGGGTCGGAGAAGCAGGGGTAACCTGACTGAAGTTTGCGGCATTGAAGCCATAAGTTCCCGGCTGCTGGGCAAGAAGCTCGCTGCCGGTCGGGCCTTTGATCATGCTGGGTTTGATGTTTTCCTTCTGAGACTGACTCAGACCAATCAAGGCCGCGCCGCCGCCGAGAAGAATGGGAAGCTTGTAATTCGACCAAAGGCTCTTGATGCCCTCAGAGGAAAAGGCCGACGGGGCGGCAGCCTCGACAGTGGGCTTTAGTGCGCCTGTCGTGATCGCCTGATTGATCGCCGAGCCACCGGCTTCAATAGGACGAGGCGCAGGGATAGGTGGATTGGCCATCATCCCTTCAGTCGTGCCAGCAGCGGCGGCTTCTGCCGCGCCTCCGGGGGTTTTGAAAAGAGCATCGCCAACAGATGTTCCTGACAGCGCCCTAGAAAGGAACGTCTCATAAGGCTTGCTGCCAAACACACTGCCACCTGCAAAAGCCCCTTCCATAAAGGAGCCTCCAGACAGGGAACTGCTGATACCGCCTGACAAACCTCCCAGTGCGCCACCAATTAGGGCACTCTTTAGGGCATCAGCGGGCTTGCCGCCAGAAAGCAAGGAGGTTGCCCCACCGACAATAGCACCTGCTGCAATGGGGCCGACAAACCAAGATAACGCTGCTGTTGCAACAACTTGAGCGCCGATCTTAAAAATGTTGCCGAGGGACTTGAGGAAGTATTCAGGCAAGCCAGTTTTGGGATTGATTGTGCCGCTGCCGCCCATCCGCTTCAGCATGGTTGCTTCAAACGGGGTGATATGGGCCAGCATGCTGTCGCCCTTGCGACCAGCAGACGACACATTCTCAGCCTGCTTCTTCAAGGTAGCAATGCCGCCCTTTGCAAATCCCATAGGCTGAGACGGAGCCCGAACTTTCATCAGAGCCTGACCAATCAGAGCCTTCACGACGCCCATCAGGTTGGGGTCATATTGCTCAGGGACGTCGCCCGCTTCAAAAGCTCCGGAAGCAACCAGTTGCTTGACCAGTTCAGGGTACTGATCCGGGTTCTGCTCGACATAGGCAATCATTCGGAGGAACGACATCAGCTCCTCTTCGGATAGATCGTCCAACTCGTCGATAGCCTTCCTAAGCTCTTGACGCATTTCCGGCGTCATGCGCTCAAAAGAGTCGGCGACCGCACCCGTAATGTTAGGGAGGTCCTGCGCTTGGAACGGTGACTGTTCCAGCGTCTTGGCAAACTCCGGGTCCTGTAGAAGCTGTTCACCCTGCATAGACTTTCCCTATGAGCATATAACGCGCCGACACGGCGAAGGGGGCAGGACAAAGCCTGAGGGTTTCGCCGAGAAATCTACCCTGTTCAGCCTGCCAAAACAAGCCTTAGACTGTTACCGTTACCGACCCAACGGACGCTGTCGCAGATTGCCCGGCGACATATGGGCTGTAGAGCAGCGGGACACGAAGCACTCCGCCCACCTGAAAGATCGTGCCGGGCTCCAAACCAGAATCGTTCGTAGCCAGATTCGTCAGCACAATCGTGGTCTGCCGCCCAAGGCCCGGTGCCTGAATGTAGGTCACAAGGCTGATCAGCGACCTGACCAGATCGTTGAAGTACAGTTGCTCGTATTGAGACGGAGCCCGCGGAAAGGTGGGCGGGATAAGACTCCTGTCCATCAGCGCCGTCCGTCTTGTTGGATTTCAACGCGAGGAGAACCCAGCCGCCAACAGGTGCCGAGCCGGTTACTTTCCACGCGCAAGACGATTGAACGGCCGCGCAAGCGAATATCCTTGACCTGAGTGTATTGCTCAACAGGAACCGTCGCCGTGCGAACGATCTCAGAGTCCGAACCGTTTTGATAGTTAGACCCCGGATAATTCTGGGTCTTGATGATCATATCGAGCTGCGGCGTGTTCGTGCTGTTGATGAACGTCACATCTGGAATGATGCGACGGACAAAGGAGAAGCGGTCGCCATCGCCGATATCAAGCGGAGAGCTTTCGATATAAGCGTTCAGGGGCGTCGACGGAGTCGTGCTCCCATCGTCCGTTCCAAACTCTTGGTTGTAGAGATAGTGGTCGGGGGAAGCACCAATGGGATACTGACGCACGCCGTGGTCCAACCACGCGGTGCGGGCCATGTTGCCATAAGTCCAGACTTGCTCACGGTAATTGAAGGTCACATAGCGGTCGTTCTCCGACGAGCTTGCCGACGGATAGAACCACGTCACCTCGTTAAACTCAGAGTTCAAGCCTGCGTAGACTTTGTCGCGTTCGCTGAAGTTGAAGTCGTTAAAGACATAATCCTTCAGCGGGCACTGCAACGGATCAGTCTTACCGGTGTAGACATAGAACTCCAGATCACCCATCCAGAACACAGTATCATCAATAGCAGCGGCGCTGTTGTACCCGTTGATGCTGATGTTGCTGGAGATCAACTGGATGCCAAAAGTGTACGGAGGGCCGATGTACTGCATTGAATACAAAGCGACTTCCGTGAAGACGAGGATCTCGCGCTTCGTTTCGACAGCATGAACAATGCTGCTGCCGCTGCCGAGGCGAAGATCGCCAGCGGTGTTCGTTGCAGTAGGCGTCCAAGTAAACGGGTCTTCCTGCGAACTGAAGCGGATGAGCAGTGGATCTTGGGCCGTGGACGAACCTTGGTTGGCCCCGAACGCAATCACATGGCGATCACGATCAGACACCAAGACTTGTGCTGCCAAGGTTGGAGTGCTGGGGTCCGTGGACAACGAGGCAAGCGTCACACCGCGCGTCGCATACCCCGCCGAAGCATCCCAGTAATACACGCCACCATTACGCACGTTGAAGATCAAGTCTTCGCCGTAATTGTCTTGAGACCACAGGCGCAGCGTGTTCGTGGCCGACAGACTAGCAGCACTGCCCCACGTCCCACGGCCCCATGTGCCTGCGCCCCAACCAGTCCCACCGACCTGCGTGTCCAGACCGACGTTGATTTGATATGCCGCAGTCACCGTTCCACCGTTTCCGGTGTCAGAAGAGTTTGCCGTCACAGCCACCGTGATGGTGTAGGTGTTCGCATCAACATAGGTAATTTCATACTCTTTATTCAGGACGGCCGCGGTGACATTGCCGCCAAGGGAGGTTGCCCCGCTGAAGGTGACGAAGTCGCCGTCCGTGCAGCCGTGAGCACTGTCTGTCACAGTAATGATCGAAGACCCATTTGTCGCGGCAAACGGATTCGTAAGCGTGACTGTCGAACGCAACGGGGTGATGTCGTTATAGGCCCCGCCGCGTTCAATGTAGTATTTAAGATTGGTTCCCATGCCGAGGATGTTGTCGCCGGATAGGGTGATCCAGTTTAGCATGGACCGGCAGGTGCCAAGGAACTGGGACGTAGAGTACTTGGCCCACCCACCGATGCTTTGGGGAAACCCATACCGGAACCGGACGAGGTTAGAACTACGCCAGCCGCCTTCGTTCGTGTAACCCGTCAGGTCACGAACAACTCCGGGTCGGAACTGAAGCTTTTGGAGGGGCATGTCTGGCGTCCTCAGTTCAACTGTCGAAGGGCGGAAAGCGCAACTTCATCAAGGCCAATTAAGTGCCGAATAATACCTTCACTTTCATGCCAAGACAAAGGATCTATTTGTACGCCAATGCGTTTGGCGTCGTGGATAAAATCGGGGTCTTGGAACAAGGCATCGAACGCTAGGCGCAGTTTGGCAACGGCCTGTGGATCAGCAGATGGAGGAGCCACAAAAGCCCGGTAAGGGGCGGAGTACGATTCCAACAGGTCCAAGAGAAAGGACTGTCCGGGGAGGGCCAGTTCCGCCAACGTAACTACATCTGGGTAGTTGGGGTGCCGCACCCCTCCGTTTCCGTACTGGAGAACCACGTCGTACTTTGAGCGGTCTAACAAATCCGGATCATTCGCCAGTCCCTCAAGACTACGATGGATGACGGTCAGCTCGTTTCGGCGAAAAGCCAGCAAGGTGTCGTTGATGCCCGCGTAACCTTCGACCAGTGTCATCTCAAGATTGCTGATGCGCTTGATCAAACGCAGGTTGCTGACCCCTGCCTCGGAGCCTGCAACCATCTTCTTCCGGTCGCGGTGGGCCACAAGAAGACGCGGTGACTTGCGACCGTCGGAGGCCGATCCCAGCCAGACCATGTTCCGCAGATCGTATCTGATGGAGGGAGAACCCACCGCCTGCAAAAGGATTGTAGGGGGATTGACGATGGCAATCTCGGAGCCGTCCGTCGGGGCCTTTTCAGACAGGTAGTTGAGTACGACCGCGCCGGATGCTCCGGGCAGACTCTGCACATGGACCGTGGACCCCGGCAGGTGCTTTGGGAGATGGGACGCAACGAGTCGCGAAAACACAAAGAACGGCCCAGAGGTTGAGTGGACAAATAACTTGATCTCTTTTGCCGTGGCTACAGACGAAGCCAACAGACAAACAGTCAAGATGCCATATCGACGGAAGAGGGCCATGTAGGCATATCCCAAGTGGTTGGAAACACAGGACCTTCATATGTAGGCACATGGTACTTTAGCCAGTGCCTTGTAGGCCACCACTTGCCTTTAACCGCTGTGGCCTGCGCCATCCAATATGCAAAAGCTTGTTGAGGTGTTTCTCCCAACGAAAGGCGCTTGCGAAAGAACTCCCGTTTTGAGCACTTAAAGCACGTACCACACGGTTTATCGTCCGTAGGCTTTTCGCAAGAAAGCGTGAGGTCAAGGATATCTTGGGGGAGTTCGGCAAAAGCTTGAGATTGACAGTATTTTTGCTCCATCAAGGGTAACCAAAGCTTGCCGCGTTTAGCGGAAGCCCTGAAGATCTCCATGGCGGCAAAAAAACCGTGCGCCGAGCGACCAGCCATGCGGGAAGAGTGCCCCTCATTACCGTGCTCATATGGGATTGCAAGAGCGTCATAGTCCCCTGCGTTGATGAGTGGCGTTATTTTTTCAACTAAATAACAGGATAAGGAAATGTTTTGTTGCCCATCCAGTTCTGGATAAGGGTCTTTGATTTGAAAGGTAAACGACCGCTCGGAGGACAACCGTTCAACAAGGCGAACCACCCGATCTAAGTCTGACTGTTTTCCGGCAGCATAAGAGACGTTGGGATAAAATGGGCTAACAGGCTGGTACTTCTGAAGATCTAGGAAGACGGCAGTGATGTCGTCTTCCGTTTCGGAAAGGAAGCCCCACAACAAATAGGTAGAGTCGAGACCGCCTGAAATTGGAAGAATTATCCTCATAGAGGGTCACCCTGTATCCACGACTGAGACGCTTCATCCCAAGTGTAGGAATAACCGTCTTTGGGTTTTAGGACAGGCGCAAGCCACCGCCCTTCTGTTGGGCTGTATAACCAAGAGGGGTATGGCTGTGGTGGCATTGGCTGAACCCACGAGTGAGTTGCAGGGTCATAGGTCCAACCTTCGCCGGGAGATGGCGGGACAAACTGGTCGATGTTGGGCCAATACGAAAAACCAATGCCCGCATAGTTACCCCGGAAACTAGCGTTGTAGCTAGTCTGAAGCCAATTTGTGTCTTGTCCATACAATGATTGGCAAAATGCAATTCCCAGCGGTTCACTTTCTGGGAATGGCAAATTTGCCACAGAATCATTGCTAACAACGATCACCTCAAGAACGAGGTTGCTTGCATCCATTTTTGCAAAGTGTGCCATGATCCCCTCTTAGAAGGTAATTGATCCAGAGCCTGTGAACTTGTAGGTGCGATACCCACCAGACACAGTAATTGTCGGCGAACCAGTAGTAGCAGAGGCCGCTGCAATGCTGTCCGAATAGCGGATAATTACAACGCCAGAGCCGCCTGCCGCATATCCACCACCGCCGCCGCCTGTGTTGGCTGTTCCAGCAGTGCCCGCGCTAAACGTAGTGGAGCCATTGCCGCCACCACCAGTACCACCAGACGCGCCAGCAACACTTCCATTACCACCGCCGCCGCCTGCGTAATATGTTCCAGAGCTTGCAGGCCATTCCTGACCAGCACCACCAGCGCCGCCCGTTCCGCTTGCGCCGTTGCTTCCGCTTGCGCCCTTACCCCCGCCGCCTCCTCCTGCGAAGCCACTGGTTGTACTTCCGCTACCGCCGGAGTTGCCTTGACCCGAAGTACCAGCCTGACCACCACCAGTAACATTGTCTGCGCGATCACCGCCGCCAGATCCGCCAGTTGTTGCGAATTGATTATTACCACCGCCTCTTCCGCCGCCAATGGCTACAAGACCAAGTGCCACGGAATTGCTACCAGTGGTTGTAGTTGAGCCTCCGGCCCCAACAGTAATCGTATATGCCGCACCTGTTGCCACCGTTGCTGTCCCGGTAAGCATACCGCCAGCGCCGCCGCCACCCGGATAATCACCGCCGCCGCCGCCGCTTATACCTGAACCGCCGCCGCCAGCAATAACTGCATATTCAACTGTAAAGGAAGGTGCATTATTGCCTACTAATAGGCCGCTCGCATTAAATGTATGAATGGTATTGCCACCAGAGGATGTTACGGTGCCGCCGTTGAATTTTTGGCTACCAGAGTAACTGAAGATAACAACGCCGGACCCGCCGTTTCTGCTTTGAGCCGCATTAGTATACGCGCCACCGCCGCCGCCGCCGCCTGTATTAACAGTACCAGCCGTCGATGTATCATAAAGAGTCGATCCACCTTTGCCAACTAACCCAGTTGACCCGCCATTGCCGCCGCCACCAGCCCCCCCGGTTCCGGCCTGCCCCGTAGCTGTTGCTGTATACGTCCCGCCACCGCCGCCACCACCATAAGTAACAGAAGCTCCTGAAATTGATGATGCTGTACCATTTCCACCATTGCCAGCTTTTACTGGAGATGTTGTCGCGGTGACACCCGCAGAATTAGCACCACCGCCGCCGCCGCCGGGATGAATACTTCCAGATGTTGCCCCATTTCCACCAGCATTACCTTGTCCAGATGTTCCTGCTGCACCTGTAAGATTTATTCGACCAGAGCCACCGCCACCAGATCCGCCAGTTGTAGCAGCGCCTTGTGTATAAGAGCCGCCGCGACCGCCTCCCGTACACGTTACGGTTGTGATACCTGTTCCAGATACTTCTGAATTACTTCCAGATGTTGAAGCATTACTTACGGCAACACCGCCAGCGCCAACAGTAACTGAGAAAAAATTTGCTGTGTTAAGCGTTAATGTCCCTGTTTTTAAGCCACCAGCGCCGCCGCCGCCATTGCCAGCAAATGCTGAAAAATCACCGCCGCCGCCGCCACCACCTGCGACTACAAGATAAGATACAGAAACATCCACAGCACCGGCAGCGCCACCAAAACCAAATGCTCTAGCGGAAGCAGCGCCGCGTGTAATGAGCGTAGGCATTAGTTACCTCACTTAAACTGTGTCTGAGACGCCAGCACGGTGAATGTTGCGCTGGCAGTTTTGATGACGGTATAAGTATACACGTCGATTGCCGAAGCATTGCCAGATGTCGGGGCCGTCCCACCTTGCCACTTCGGCGTGACGGACGATCCATCCACTTGAACTGCACTGTTGTAGTAAGCAGTTGAACCCTGCGTCACCAAGTGAACGATGGTGAGCGTGTCACCAGTCGCCATGAAAGTATTCAACGATGTGCCGCTGGATGCGCGGATGTTCAGCGTCCAGTTAGCCGAAGCGTTGCTGGTGTAGTACAGCACCGACTGCGTGGCGGCATCGTAGTTGATCGTGCCAGTCGCCGCCGTAGCAGAGACCGTGGCCGTTTCAAGGATGTTTGGAAGCTTTGTGGAGGCTGCGGAGGATGACCCCGCCAGAGTTATGGCCGTCGCAGAGACAGTCCCCGTAAACGTAGGGGATGCAGACAACGCAATACTGCCAGAGCCTGTCACATTCTGTCCGAGTGCTGTCGCAACGCCTGTGCCAAAAGAGGTAATACCTGTACCGCCGGAGGCAACGGGTAGAGTTCCGGTCGTTAGGGCAGTGGTAGAAGAGGCGTACATCGCCCCGTTCGCGGTAAACGAGGTAAGTGCCGTTCCACCGGATGCGGTGGGCAACGTGCCTGTTGTAAGCGCCGAAGTCGAGGAGGCATACACCGCACCATTAGCAGTGAACGAGGTGAGGTTGGTGCCGCCATTCGCAGTGGGGAGTGTACCTGTCACGCCGCTCGTAAGAGAAATGTTGGTGACGGTGTTGTTGGAACCGTTGATTGTCTTGTTTGTCAGCGTCTGGGTGCCAGCTTCTGACACCGGGGCGTTGACGACTTCGATGACGTCCGTGCTGTTTGTGTAGACGATGGCCTTCTTGCCATTGGCAATCGTAACACCGGTCTGGCCGCTGACCTTCACGGTTACAGAGTAGCCGCCGCTGGTGTTGTTGAAGAAGATGTAGGGCTTATCGACAGCCGGGACTTCGACAGTTCGGTTGGCCGACAGGGTGCCCGTCAGTTCGATGACATAGTTGCGGCCATTCGACGACGTGCCGTCAGGAATGGTGAGGACCGTTGCCGCACCGTCAGTCACGGCCTGCGTCACATACCCGGCAATCGCCTCTTCAATAAGGCTGCCAAGGTTGGTGTTTGTTGTCGCGCCCCAAGTGCCGGACTGATCGCCTGTGCCAATCAGTTCAAGCTTGAGATTTGTCGAATAGGTGCTGGCCATACAACGGCTCCTAAGCGGCTATAGGTGTCCATGTCGGGGATTGAGCAGGGGCAATACCGGCCCATGACGGGTTCTGGTTGGGGGTGATTTGACCCCATACAAGGACCTGTCCAACATATCCTGTTGCGGAAACGCCTGCAACAAGGACATTCGCTCCCGCACTTGCTGTTGCAGTTCCAACTTGTCCTGTGCCCGAAACGCCCGTCACGTCGACATAGTTCACGGTCAGCGTTGTGACCGTTCCAACTTGTCCTGTGGCAGCCTGCCCGGTAACTGAGACATTGGCGGTGCCGACGACGGAAAGAGATCCAACTTCGCCCGTGGCAGATAGCCCCGTAACGAGTGCCGCAGCGCCGCCAATGGCTGCCGCCGTTCCAACTTCCCCCGTAGCAGACACGCCTGTGACGGGCAGAAAAATAGAGGCTGAGACCGAAGCAGTGCCAACTGCCCCCGTGGCTAGGAGTCCACTAACGAGGCAGTTGGCGTCTGCTTCAACGGTGACCGTACCGACAGCCCCCGTTGCGGCAATTCCTGTGACGTCTGCCTGAACATTCAGAGAAACGACAACGGAACCTACCGATCCTGTCGCAAGCCCAATGGTGACCGCGCCCTGACCGAAGGGGAGTTCACCCCATCCAGCAGAACGCGACCAACCTTCAAAGGCTACAACAGCATCTGTCACGGCTCATCACGCAATACGGATAATGGCGTCAGTAGCGTTGGCGGTCGGGAAGACGACGGTGAAGTCGCCAGCCGAAGCCGTCTTGTCCGAACCGAAGTCAAGAATGACAACGGACGGATTAGTATAGGTGTGGGCCGGGGTGCTGTTATAGATCATCGCACCACGGGCCGTGAAAGACGCGGACGACCACGTCTCGTCAGCGAAATCCGTGTACGCCGTCGTGCCGCCGGTCGTCGGGTTGACGTTGGACAGCGCCGCGCCACCTGCCGTGTAGGCAGAGCCAGAGGTGTTGGTGATCTCGTTTGTCGCCGTATAGGCCGTCGTTGCGGCCGTGAAGGACGCGCTGTTGGTGTACAGAGCGATATAGAAGATGTCGCCACCAGACGCACGGAAATCGTGAGCGCCCTCAAGCAGTTGCTGCTTAAAGGAGGTGCACATAAAGTTACCGGTAAATGCCATCACAGCCTCCTTAGGAGTTCGGCCAGTTTAGGTTGTCCTGCCTCGGTCACGGCGTGACCAACGGTTGTCCTGTCGCTTTGTATAGCACGTTTCATGTGAAACAATACGACGTGCTCCATCTGGTCCCGAAAGGCCAGAGCCTGTTCCCGGATCGCGGGAGGGGCTGTGTCAGAGACCTGAATCAAACGCTCTACACAGCGTTTAGCCCAGAACTCAGGAGGGTGGCCGCCGTTTGAGGTGGCCGCCACATCCACCTTCATGACAGTTGCCTGACCCGGATCGACCCAAGACATCAGTTCGCCTTCACTCTTGTGAGCCCGTCACGGTAGGCGTCGATGTTCTCACGGCCTTCGCCGAGGTTCTTCAGACGGCTGACGGATTCGAGGAAACGGTTTTCGTACTTCTGCTGCAAGTCAGCCTCGCCCTTCATGTAGGTGTTGGCCTCAGACAAGCTGCCATAGAGCATGGCTTCTTCGGCATAGGTGCCAAGCCATGACGTGCCCGCGTCAACAATTGACGCCGGGCGATAGTAGTAGTGTAGCTCCGCCGCATAACTTGAAGCTGGGACGGGGGCCAACAAGAAGTTGTCCACGTCAAACAGGGCGTAATACTTTGGAACACCCGTCGCGCCGGAAGGATTGTACTCCTGAACGTATTCCACATCCTTGTTCAGCAGAAAGACCTTCGAGCCGCTGACGGTAACCGACAGACTGTACGGGGACAGGAAGTCGCTGGGGGCGGCAAGATATTGATTGCTGGCCGAGCAAGACCCGCTGACGTTCTTACGGAACACCTCCATCTGCGCAGCGTAAATGATGCGCTCTTCGCAGTTGCGAATGAAGGTGTTGATGTTCTGATTGAACGTCGTCTCGTCGTACTCGGTCCAGTCTTTGATCGCCTGCACCAGTGTTGCGTATGTCCAAGCCATCACGGTCCCCCAATCACAATGGTCACAATACCAACGCTTGTGACCCCTTGGGTAGAGATATTCTGGATGAAGGGGAAGATCTGCTGACCAACCGGGACATCCATAGGTTCAATGCGGTCAGGCCGTGGGTTCGCCAAGGCCTGTGGTTCTGTCGGAGGGTAGATCGGATCAAGCTGCGGGTGCTTGGCTTCCCAGCACTCCGGACACGTCCTCAAGCCCTGCCACTCACGCTTCAGTTGCGTGTAGTAATACATCTGCCCACAGCGGTCGCAGATGGCTTCTGACTGAAAGCCTGTGGCATGACGCGCCATATCAGACCACCCGATAGAAGTTCTGGACTGGTGCCAGCGTCAAAGAAGCGCGGTCGCGGTCTTCACCGGCAGCTCGTTCGAACTCTTCCTCATAGACGGCCTTCAAAAGCTGAACACGCTCCGGGGCCTTCTTCATGGCGATGTAGTAGGCCAAGCCCGCAGCGAGGCAGGGGTAGAAGCGGAAGGGGACCTGAAGGGTATTTACACCAGCGCCAGCATCGTCCATGCGAACGAGCTTGTCCACGATGACGTAGTAGATCTCGTTGGGCTTTGGCCAAACATACAAGACGGGAGTGATCTGGCGGTCCACAAAATACTGAACAGGGCGTCCCTGTGTCAGCTTGTTTGGGATGTTCAGATAGTATTCGCGGCTGACTCGGTCGATGGTGAGGTCTGCCTGCGAAGAGGTGCCGACGCCGTCTTGGTTGCGGACGATGGCTGAGATGATGTCGATGGTGGAGTTAGACAGCGTGTAGCTGACGCCGCCGTTACCAACCCCGCCCGTCGGGCTGACCGTGATGGTCTCTTTCTCAATGGTCCACTGGTTCAGGCCGCGGTTGGCCCACTCGGCAAGAAGAAGGTTGAGGCTGCGACGCGCCGTGCGCTGATCGTAACCTGTGCGAATCTCAATGCCGCAACGCTCGAAGGCCTCTTCGATATAGTCTGCAACATCGAGTTCAAATGTCTTCGTGCCGGAGAGAGCCATTATTTACCTCGCTTCTTGGCGACCCCCGCTTCGGACAAAGCGATGGCAATAGCCTGCTTCCTGTTCTTTACCACAGGTCCCTTCTTGCCGGAATGGAGAGTTCCTGACTTGAACTCCTTCATTACCTTACGGACCTTCTTTTGGGTCTTAACCATGCCGCCCTTTTTCTTTTCCATGACGCCGCGCCCTTTGAGGACATCGGCCTGAGTGACTTGGCCGTCGCCAGTCAGATCGGGAAACTTCTTTGCCATTACCTGAACCTCGCTGTCTTCTTTGCGACGCCCTTCGGCTGCTTGACGAACTGCTTGCCCGCGGCCTTTCCGGCCCGCTTGGCCTTAGTCGTCGCGGCATATTCTTGCGGAGACAGGGCCTTGATGGCAGCCTCAGGCAAGTATCTCTCTCCCGTCTTGCTGGACGGTTTCCCGGATTTAGTGCGCCACTTTTGGGCGGTCCAATCCTTGAGAGATTGCTGCGGCTTCTTCATTTGCCCTTATAGCCCCCGCCCTTGGCCTTGTACTGCTTGGCCAGCAACTGCGCTTTGCGGGCGCTCCACTGGCCAGCAGCGGTGCCTTGAACGGCTGACGCTTTGATCTTCTCGAACAAGGACTTGCGCATACCGGGCTTGGTGTAGTTTCCGGCAGCGTTGACCTTGCTCTTGACCATCTTAGCCATCAGCACACCTTGCAGGACTTGTTGCCTTTGCCTTCGCAGCAGCCGTCACCACGGGGCTTGACCTTGGAGACCATGCCACCTTTGGCCTTCGTCACGGAACCACCGCACTTGGCCATACCGCCCTTGGCGTATTTCTTAGATCCGCACTTCATGTCAGTACATCCTTCCTTTGGTGTGGCCCCTGATGCAGCAGCCATCGCCACGATGGCCCTTGCTCTTCTTGACCATGCCGCCCTTGCGGTACATCTGAGGCTCTGTGTCTCCTTGAGGGGTCGTGTCCATACCGGCGGGCCCACCCATAGCCCCATCATTTTCAATCAGGCGCTTAAGAGCTTCGCGGTCTTGTTTGAAAGAAGTCTCCTCAGAAGCTTCTCCCTCTTTCATGTCCTCGGCACGTTCCTTTCTCTTGTACTCGCGAAACTTGTCGCGAAGTGCCTGAGGAACGATGGAGTATTTCTCGCTGGGCTTGGCCATCTTATTTGCCCTTTTTCTTGCCGATGCCGATGATCAGCATCATGCCGCCCTTCTTCATGCCCTTCTTGGCCATGCCGCCCTTCTTCATAGCCATCGTCTTCTTGGCCATGCCGCCCTTCTTCATGCCCATGGGCATCATCGGAGGAGCAGAGGCTGCGCCCATATCAGGACCGGGAGACATGCCCATGTCCATCTTCTTGCGCGGCGACATCATTTTCTTGCTCGTTGCACGATCACGAGTGCGCTTGGCCATCGTTTCCTGCTTCATGTCCTTACGACCGATCATGTTTGACTCCTGTCATGCGATCCAGTTTTTCTTCCAGTCGGTCGAACCGCTGCAAGATTCGGTTAAGGTCGTTATGCAGATCCGTCTTTGTCACGTAGGACGAGGCCATGTTTTCACGGGTCTCTGCGATAGTCTTCCAGATGTTGTTGGTTGTCGAGTCCACGCCGTCTACGCGTTTGTTGATATAGGACAAAGCCCACGCAATCGGCGCAACGAGAAGCGTCAGAATGACGTTCCAAATGATGTCCAGACCAACGCTCATTTGAAGCGGCTCCCTCCGGGTGGAGATTTCTTGGAACCACCGGGTCCGGCCCAGAGAACCTTTCGAGCCCAGTAGTTGGCGGAAAACTTGTCGTCCTTGCCTTTGATACCCGCACTGCGAGCAAGGTAGTTCTTGCGGGCTTCCGCAGAATAGTTGTGGCCCATGGAGGCGTCACCGAAATGAACAACCTTCACCTCATCGCCCTTTTTGGCGAGGACCATTTTCTTTTTCTTGGGGTTGGTGGACGCACGGGGTTTGTTGAATCCGGGGAAAGAAACTCCCCGGTAGTTCAAGGTGCCGCCAGTGCGCTTGATGCTAGAGGCTTTCATCAGGCTGTACTCGCATTGTTTTTGATGAGCACAAGGATGAACATGGAGGAGCAGGCGTTGTTGTTTCCTGTCCCGATAGCTTGGGCCTCAATCGTGGTCTTCTCAGGAACAACGATAGGGTACTCAAAGACGTAATCCGCAGCGCCGTTGTTGATGGTAACGATAGCCGCTGTACGACGAATGTCGTCAGTCCCGCGTGTCACCAAGCGACCAGTCACAGGACCAGATCCGGAAGATTGGCCTGAAGAAAAAAGACCCTGAGATACATATCCCGTGTAGCCTGCCGGAATGGTGTAGCTTCCGGTGATGCGGGTATTGTAGTCGTACTGGATCACGTCATAGACCGTAGCGGGAACGCCCGCAGTGACAGTGCCAGTGCCGAAATAGATTGTGCCTTCCGCACCATCCGAAGTTCCCGCCGTCGCCACGTAGCATTGATTGACGTGTAGATAAGACTTGACCGTCGTGACGGCAGTCTGACCACTCAACGCTATTGTCTCAGAGATGGTGTTGTGGCCAGCGTCCAAACCGGAAAGGAACACGGTCCGTGCGCCGGTTCCGTTTGCGGTGTCGTTGGCGTTATCAGAACTGACCTTTAGCTGAAGAGCGGCAGAAGGAAATGCCAAGAGGCCGCCATATGGCCAGACCGTCTCCATCACCTGATCGACGTCGGAATTGTACCCAAAGATGGTGACCGACTCATGCCAAGTAATTTGACCGCGGGAGACTTGAAGCTCCCACGGTTCATTTTTACCGGTCCTCGTTACTGATGAAGGAGCCGTCATGGTAGGCCTCAGCCATAGTACTTCAGCACCTCTATGACGACAGTGTACTTGTCGCCAGAGCCAGCACCGACAGTAGTGAAGAGAAGATCGCCCGTTTTCCCAGCGCCAGCGTTGTTGGTGAGGCCGCCGAAACGGGCAAAGTTAAAGGACACGAAGTCGTTCTCGCCGAGGGTCAAACAGACAACGTCTGTCGTGGCGTCCCAGAGCAACGTCAAGCCCAAGCCGACCGTGATGGCGTCAAGGGTCTGAATAGCAACACTGGTACAAGCGTTGCCCTGATACGAGGAGAGGGCAGACACGTCGATCTTGACGACACCGGTTTCCCCAGTGCCGTCAGAGATGTTCGTGAACTTGAAGACAGCACGTCTCGTGTCATCAACAAGGATCTGAGTTGCGACTGCATCAGCCATTGGAGTTGTTCTCCACGATCTCGGCACTTACCCCGCCCATGGCCTCAGCAAACTCCTGAAGAGTCATGTGATCCTTGGCGGGTTCCTTCTGGAGAAGTTCCAAAAGATGCTCGGCTAGGATAAGCGCCCCTGTCGCCTGTTGGTGGACAGCAAGGGCGTTATCCCGTTGTGCCGAAAGCTCCTTGATCTTTTCCTTCAGGAGTTCAGCGGTGATACCCATCGACTATCAACCACGGTTCGTGGCAGCGTCGGTGCACATCACATAGTAGTTGGTGCCAGCGGCGGATACGATGCGGATCGAATGAGTCATCGTCTGCGTCGTGTGCGTCGCAAAGATCGTCCCGTTAGCCGGAGCCGGGATGTTCATCAGGTTGCCGATCTTCGTCGTGCTCGTGTCGTTGACACGAATGAACGAAGTAGCGGCCGGAACCGTTGCCGTAGCATTGAGGTCGGAGTCGAGCTGGAGAACAGCAACCGTACCACCAACGGTCACACCGGCAGCAGCGCCGAGCGTGGCACGCAGAGCGTTACCCGCGCCGGAGATCGAACCGCCAGAGTTAACCGACAGGGAGATATGAGCGCCATTGACGGTGCCGCCAGTAGCAGCGCCTGCGCCAGAGACGCGAGTGAAAGCGCGGAGCGTTTCGCCAGAGCCAGTGCTCGTGATGTCGAGACGGCTGTAGTTCAGGCGAGTGTCACCGGTCGTGGCAGAAGACGAACCATAGAAGCTCGACATGTTGCCTGCGGTGGTGAAGGTGATGGGCGAAGTAGCAGAGCCGCCGATGAAGCCATTGTCAGACGCAACGGGGCCGGAAAACGTAGTGCGGGCCATAGGATTTCTCCTGCACGATTAGGTCCTACTGTCTGTGCAGCGTCAGCCGGGGCTGTCAGTAAGACCGGGTTTACCCGGATATCAGAGTGTAGAAGAGAAAGGGGAGGGCGTAAACCCTCCCCCTCTTGATTACGCCGCGCCGGGGCAGCCGAAGATGCCGCGAGGATCGGACCAACCGAAGCTGTAACGCTCGCGAGCCTTGTAACGGACGTTGCCCGTTTCAAAATCGCCTTCCAGAGAAGTCTTCATCGCAGCGCGATTGAAGTGCTTCAAGCCGTTCGGGGCGTCGGTCTTGATAAACCAAGCGTCCGGATCGGTGAGGAAGTGGTTGACACGATAGCCCTGAGGCAGGAGGCCCATGGACTTGATGGCGTTGATGTCGTTGTCGGCAGTGCCAACGCGGAGATCAGACACAAGGATACGCTCTGCGGTGAACTGAAGTGCCGAAGGCACAATCATCTTCAGGCCGCGAGTAGCGATCTTGAGGCCACGTTCGTCAATGAACGCTGCGATGTCGATGAGGGCCTGTTCCAACGAAGTTTCGTTGAGGTCCGCAGGAGTCGCGAGTTCGTTGGCGAAGTTGCCGCCGCCCGTGGTGGGGTGGTTGGTGGCGCAGAGTTCCACGCCGTCGCCGCCCTTGTAGGCGCTGTCGAACGCATTGTTCAGAACAGCCGCCGCCTTCACCTGCTTGGTGTTGGCCATCGAGCGAGCCAGCGCACGGGTGTAGCGAGCCGAGAGACGGTCGTAGAGGTTGTCCTCCACGGCTTCTTCGGTGATCGCGAAAGCCAGAGCGATGGTCTCATGGGTGTAGCGAGCCGTGAAGGCTTCACCAGCGTTGTCGTAAGCGATGGCAGAGCCTTCGCCCTTGACCGGTGCCTGACCGAAGCCATAGAGCATGACTTCTTCTTCGAACGCACGATCCGAGGATTCGGTGTCGAAGATTTCAGCGTGCTCGTTGTCGTAACGGTCATACTCCATGCCGAAGAGGGCATTGAGACCGGGCTCAAGTTCCTTGAGGAGCTGTGAACGAGTAATTGCCATGTGTCAGTCTCCTCAGATGCCCTGATTCGTACCGTTAGTCGAATAACGGTAGAAGTGGTTGTTGAGCATCACGATGGCCAGACGGCCCGCGACCAGCGGATCGTCGCTGCTCGGCTGATCCGAGAAACCAACGATACGGAGGTTGAGGACGTCAGAACCCGAACCCTCGTCAACCGTCGAAACAGCCAGCTCTGCCGTCGAGATACCCGACGTAGCATTGCCGCTGGTAGCGGTTGCGAAGTTTGCGTTTTCGTGGACGGCGTCTTGCGTGATCGCAGCATCGCAATTGATCAGGAAGAGCTGATCAGGATGCGAAGCGATTTCGCAGGTGGCGTAGCTGTTAGCCAAGACTGCGGCTGTACCGGGCCACTTCGGCGACCAAACTGGTTTGCCGTTGAGGTCGGTGTAGTTGCAGCCAAGAAAAACGCCCAGCAGTGGAACCGTACCACCAGCGGCTGCGCCGACGATGTTAACCAGACCTGTCGAGGTGGGGATCACCGGTGAACCTTGATAGATCACCGAAGAAGTACCCGCCTGATCAACTGTCTGGATCACATACGTCGAGTTGCCGTTGGTGTTGGCACCAGCGCCGAGCATGTTGTACGGGCGAAGCCCGAACGCGGCATCAATGTTTGCCATTGCTCAGATCCTTGTTTCAGTTATTCGGCGTCTCGTGGACCACCGAAGGTGACTCTGCTTTGCCGGTCAGGTTTAATGATCGGCATGGAAGGGTGTTGTTCCCGCAGCAGGTCGTTGTCTACGGCTGTGAGCTGATCTCTTGTCTGCCCACGGTAGTACGCCTTGCGCTGCTGAACAATCTCGGTCGGAACACGCGCCAACACTAGGCCACCGACTGCAATCACTCCGGCATGTTTGCCGTCTTGAATGGAGGGGAGATCCCAGTCCGGGTATTCCTCAGCGCGAACCAGCTCAAAGCCTTCGCGAAGTCTTGCGGAAAGATTCTTCCGGTCATCGAAACCGTTGGTCTCCATCCGGATCCAACGATGCGCGTACCCCGCAGGCGGGGGAGGGGCGTCCAAAGTGGACGGTGGTTTCCAAGCCTGTACGCGGGCAGTCTTGGTTTTAGCAGTTTCAGAACGGGGTGTGCGGTCCATGATCGGCTCCTTAACCCTGAAGTTTCTGGATCTGCCTAGCGTAGGATTCTAGGCTAACTCCAAGGCGGTTGGCAATAGCAACTTGTGAGGGGGTCAGGCGTACCTGTTTCTTACCGTCTGAACGCGCAGCGGGACGGGCAGATGCAACAGGAGATTGAGCCTGTGGCTTGGCTTGCTGGAACTTGTGCGGAAACTCAGAGCGAATCCGACGGTCCAACTCACCGTAGTAATCGTCGCTGGTGGGATCGAAGCCTTCGACCTCAACGAGCTTCTTGTGGAAGTTAAACGCTGCCAGCGTCATCACCTCATCAGCACCAAACCACTGATTGCGGTCTGCCCATGCCTGAGCCTTCGGGTCAGGACGGGTTTCTGGTTGAGGCGGGGTGTAGGCGGGTTCTGGGCGAGGAGGTGCTGCGGCTTCCTGCTCCTGACGAAGCTTCTGAACGCGCAGACGCTCGTTCTCAATCGCCAAGCTGGCAATCATCCGCTGGGCTTCGATCTGAGCCTCAACGTCGTTCATGTCGATGGCGGACTTGAGTTTGTCCTTGGCCAGAGTCTCCTGCACCTTCAGGCGGTTGTCGAACTCCTGAACAAGGTTCTTGTCCAGAGTGTCGGCCTTCGTCTTGTAGGTATCGACCTCTTGCTTGAGGCTCTTTGCAAAATCGAGGGCGGCCTGCTCGCGACGCTCGGCTTCCCGCAGACGGTAGGTCAGTTTGTCGATGCGCTTGCGGACCGACTCAGACTGCTGGTCAAGGTCGTCCTTCTCAGGATCGGACTTGACCTCAGCGGGCTTTTCTTCCGCTTTTGCTTCGACTTTCGGTTCTTCCTTGACCTCTGCCTCCGGGGCGGCGTCATCGACGATCACCTCAAGGGCCTCTTCTTTTTCCTGTTCTGCTGCCATGACTTGCTCCTAAGTGCGCTGCCTCAGACGTTCATGATATCGTCAGGATCAGCGATGGTTGCGATGACCTCGTCATCGTTGATGATGCGGACTTCCCCACCTTCAATACGAAAGCGGGCTCCGGCGTAGCGACCGAGGATGATCCAATCACCCTTCTTGCACCACGGTCCGTTCTGGAACTTGTTCTTGTCCGCATAACAGTCAGGGCCGACCGCCAGAACGTAAGCCACCACAGTGGCCAAGCTCATGCGCTCGACATACTCATCCGGCAGGTAAACGTCGCCCTTGGTCTTGGCCTTGCCCTTGTAGGGCAGAACAAGAATACGCCAGCCGGTAGGCTGGGGCAGACGTTCAAGGACTGATTGAGGGAGTTTCTCTGGGTCGAGAACGCGGTCCTCGGCCTTCACATAAGCCTTCGACAAATCGTCCGCCGGGGCTTCTTCCTTTTGCGCTTCCAGCTTCTTGGCCAGATGCTCAGGCAATATCAGGTTCGTCATCTTCGCGATGTTCCCGTTTTAGCAGAAGGCGGATTTCCTGTTCAACTTCGGACCAGACTTCAAGTCTGCCCCGGAGATGACGGTAAGCGGCGAAGTCGTTAACCGAGCCTTCTGTCATCGCTTCAACGACCACGGCCCGCCGCTCGCGGACAACCTTAAGTAGTTTGTCAACAAAGTAAAGATCAGACACGGAGTTGTCCTATAAAGAAAACCCTCCCTTGCGGGAGGGCTCTAGTTACCGAAGAACGAACTTGGTCGCACGGAGCTGGAGGCCAAAGCCGCGCGCAGTCTGCTCGCCCTTGGGGGCTGCCTCGATGCGGACGTCTTGGGTCTTGGCATAGGGGACCATGCCTTGGCCCTGAATATCGAGGCTTGTCTGAACGGTGGGAGTAGGTACCTTCATGCGGGGAGCGCCGCCACGAATAAACTTGGACATCTGTTTTCTCCTTAGGCTGTTCCGGAACCAGACGATCCGGACGACGTTGACCCTGTTGGATAGCTGACAGCCCCGAAGTCTGGAACCGGGGTGGATGCGGGCGCGCCAGTCGCGGCTGCCGCAGGGAGACCCACATATGGGGTGACGCCCGGCGTAACAGCGACGTTCTGAGTTGATACGAAATTGGCCAAATTAGACAAGGCAGAGGTGTTGAGAGCAAGGTTCTGCGTAGCGGAAGCAGCGGCCTGAGAAGCCGGTGTTCCAAAAGCATTGTTCATCTGATCCGCAAACGCCGGATTTGTGGCGTACAAGATATTGGCCATTTGAGTCACCGCATCGCTTTGCGGTGTTCCAGTTGACTGGAAGGGGCGAAGTGGTGATTCCGTCCCACCGCCGCCCGTATTGCTGACGCCTGCAACAAGATCTTCATTGGAAGACGGGCTGGTGGATGGCGTACCCGTGGGAGTCGATGTGTCTTGCCCAATTTCAGCATCAATGGAGGTGTAATCGGGGGCTGTTTGGTTTTGATAGGCGTCAAAGACATTCAAACTTGCGACGTCAATAGGCGCACCAAGGTCAACTGGTTGCCCGTACTGTGGAGACTGGGGCGGAGCAACGGGAAGGGACGCGACTTCAATCTCTGGACCCAGAGATGTCGGAACTCCGAACTGGCCGGGGCTGGTTCCGATCTGAACACCGGGGCCATAAGAGAGTTGATTGTTAATTGCCGAAATTTGCGCGGCAAGATTGTCAGTCACCACTGTCGGGGCGGTGACAGAAGTTGTCGCTTGTGCCAACGAGGGGGCGGCCGGGGCAGGAGCAGGGGTCGCAATCTGCGGCGTGCTCACATAGGGCGACACAGGAGAAAGCTCCGGCATCGTCATGGGGGCCTGTGCTGTTTGCGGTGGGGCAACGGAGATCGGGCTACCTTGAAACGGCTGCGAGGTAGTCTGGCCGTAGGTCACACCAAACGGACCGGTAGCAACATTGCTGGCCGGAGCATTACCCGTCTGGGTCGAACCGCGCGTTTCCATCGGAGCAATCTGGGGTTGCTGGACGACGGGGTTGACGCTGAACTTGCTGAAGTCCGGGGCCGAAATGTTACCAAAGAACGAGGCTATGCTGGAAGCAAGACCGGGTCCTTCATTCCCCCCGCCACCAGTTCCGGTATCATCGGAGGTCCCGCCCATTCCTAGACCCATGCCCTCGGATCCTGCTCCTGCCATTCCAGAAGGGGAACCCGTGGCAGAGAGGCCGAAACCGGTTGCGGGCGCAGAAGAAATTGCTGCGTCAATACCCACATAATCCGGGGCGGATTCCTGTTCCGCCTCAGACTGTGCGTTCTGCGCGGCGCTGTTCGCGGCCCATGCAGCAGCCTCTGGGCCCAGATTAGACAGATCGCTCTGGGCCTGCGCTTGTTGAGCATTAGGGGCAGCGTAATCTGCGTAACTATCCGCGGCACTAGGATCCCCCGTAGCGGCAGCGGCGGCTGAAGTGGCGGCGGCGTCATCTGCGTCGGCGGCAGCGGCAGCGGCGGCTGAAGTGGCGGCGGCGTCATCTGCGTCGGCGGCGGCTTCCGCGGCACTGGCGGCAGCGGCGTCTGTGGCGGCGGCATCGTCGGCGGCAGCGGCGGCTTCCCCAAAGCCCTCCCCGGCAGCGTCATCCCCACCGTCGTCATCCCCACCGTCGTCATCCCCACCGTCACCATCCCCGTCCCCACAGCCACATCCGCAACCGCAGCCACACCCGCACCCTTGCGAGGCTAGTGACACGACCTTTGCTTCCATCTGGCAAGCGTAGAGGCCGCCAAGCATGTTCAGGAGAGAGCGTTCTTCAGCGGTAATGACCGGTTCGGCCTTCGGTTCCCCGCGCTCGACAGGAGCCGTCTCGACAATCTTCGCCGCCTCGCCAGTGGCAAGGTGCTTCATCATCTTGATGGCAAGAGCGCGGAGTTCGTCGTCGGTCATGCTGCGGCCTTGTGGTCCTCATAGAACCGCTTGAGGTTCGGGAACTTACTAAGATCCGAGCCATTATCGCTCAGATTGGCCACCTCAATCAACATCAAGTCTTTGAGGTCTTCTTCCGAGACTTCGACGGCTTCGCCCGTTTTCCAGTTTTTAAGGGCTTGGCCTTCGAAGCACTGCGGACGGTTGATTTGCGAGAAGGTCCACGCGAGCCTTTCCGTCCTTTCGCCGAAGAGCCCTTTGATGACGGGGCGCTTTTCGGCGTCGAGGGTTTGGTTTCGGAAGGCGTTCGTCCCATAGATTGAATGAAGTCCACCAGCCAGCGCCACATCTTCGTCTACCCCCATGCGCTTCAGGTCATCGTAAGTATTAGTTAGGTGTTCGCCTAACGTCAGACCCATGCGCCTGTTGTGTTGCTTCTTGAATGCGCCAACACGCTTCAAGGCGATGATCAAGAGATGCCGTTTACTCACGCGGGCGTCCCTTCAGAACGAGGACCTTGCGGGCGACAGGACAGATACGGCTCACTCCACGTCCAGCATGTTTGATGTTGCCGGGAAAGACCGACATGCGCCCATACTTCGGAAGAATTGCCTTCAAGATATCGTCTTCCTTCTCGTTGAGGAAGATTGTCTCGCCCGCCCACTCCGGCTTCCAGTCCTTCTCGTAATAGATCACGACTGTCTGGTCCTCGGCGAACTTGCTGTCTTTGTGAATATACCCTTCGACGCCATACGTATGCGCGTTTGCATAGGCTCGCACGAGTGTCGGGGTCGTAGGCAAAAAGCGTGGCTGGATGTAGTCCCACAAATCTCGGATGCATTGCGGCACCTCGTGGTAGACCTCTTCACGTTCCACTTTGCTGTCAGACAGCACAATGTTCCAGTGACCAAAGCCGAGCATCTTATTGCTGCGCCAGCCGTACTGCCAGCCACGGCGCTCAACTTCCGTGATGCATTCGGTTAGCAGTTCATCTGGGATGCAGTCGTCAAAGCAACGGATCGTCTCGTGCTCTGCGATCTTCTTGCTTGCTTCAATCAAAGAAGCGTCGCGCTTCATCGCTGCAACAAGGGCTTCGACAGCGTCGTTGTACTTAAGGGTGTCGTCCATTCTATGACCTCACCGTTTTTGGTTTTGGCTTCCAACCGACCATTGCCTTCATGCGAAGCAATGCGTCGCGGAAGACACGATCCTTCTTTGGCACATCACGGATCAGCTTATCAAGCTCCTGCTCTGTGGAGAGAGCATCCTCCGTTCGATTGAATGACTGTGTCGGGTTCAACCGATGGCGCTTTGCAATCACTTGCAATGCAGCAAGATTGCGCTTGTAGCGCGGTGACTGCGGGCCAGCGACATTCTTTGCGTATTGGTTCAGCGCATAGAAGAGCTTGTTGGGGTCGCCCTCGGACCGCCGGATCATGTTGTTACCAATCTCCGGGCCGTAGGCAGCAACAGCAAACTTGCTCAGGTCAAACTGTGCCTTCTCATTGTGGCCGCCGACTTCCCCGCCCTTTGCAAAGGCTTGCGCGGTCTTCGTGTCATGGCCCATGCGCTTAGTTGGCTGTGGCTTGGAGCGACCATGTTGGTTGGCTACGATACCATAGCCCTGCCCAGCAAGGCCCCCAAGAGAAAGATCAAGGCGAGCAAGCATACGAAGAGCCCGCGGATAGCGACGGAAACGAACGAGAAGAGCTTGCACGTCGCCGCTGAGTATCTCGTTCGCAAAAGCAAGCGCACGGTCCGGCGGGATGGTGTTGGTGGCAGCCATTCGTAGAAGGAAAGCAATCTTAAACTCATCAAGGTTTCCCTTCTCCGCGATGCCTTGGATCTCCTTCACCACAGCCGCTGTCGTCTCAGGCACATTGATGCCGGGCTTTTGTTCTGGACCCGTAACAAGATCGACGATGCCACCCTTGGCAAAATCTCTGCGAACGACATAGGAAGAATCTGCGGGCACGTCTTCTGTTGAACGGGGAAACTGCCTCTGCCTTTCTTCAAGGGAAAGAGGCATACGGGTCTGCACATTACGGGCTTCGACTTCCCCGAACAGACGGCGATAAGCTTCGTAGTCGTCCATTCCAACAAGAGAGTTGTTTATCGTCTCAACCTCTTGATCAAGGGGGTTAAGGACGTTTTTACGAAAACTGTCTGTCTCTGGAATTGGTATTTTTTCGCCAGTAACAATCCGCTTCAAGCGGTTAAACACACCGCTGTTTTCGTGGTCGCGATACTCTTGAGCAAGAAGTCGACTTGCTTCCAGCCTAGCGTCCAGCAGTCTTTGAAGATTGTAGGAACGGATGTGGTCACGAGCTGACATATCGTTCCCTCCACGAGCAAGCC